CATACCAGTCATTATTATATAAAAGATCTAGAAAAAATAATTCGTTTGATCATTTTTAATTATATATTGTTTTTCGTAAAAACACTTAAATATTAATAGTATAATTAACTATAATGAGTTTTTCTAAACCTATAGGTGTCGAGTTAAAATTAAATCCGGATGGAACTGAAAATCCTAAATATATTGATTTGTTGGATGAAGACAAGCCAATCGCAGGACAAAAGTTTGCTTGTCTATCATTTGTATCACCCGAACAAATTTTAAAACAAAAAGAGATGTTTTTATTTGAGGAATTTGTGAAGACATGGGATTTTAGTAAGTCAATGGAAAAATTCACCCAATTTTTAAACTTTGTTTCGTACAAGTACCATGTTGATTTTGAACAAGTAATGAAAGATTATCAAGATTTTGTTAAAGATGAAAAGGATAAGTTAACTGCTTCTAGTACAGAAGACGACTATAAAAATTTTATTGATAAACACGAAGATCGTCTTGAGAAGGAATTCGGTGAAAAGTATCAATTCCAAACATCGGTTCGCGGTATTAAAGTTCGTGGTGTGTTCCCCACTCAACAAGAAGCTGAATTGAGATGTAAAATGCTAAGACAAGTCGACCCTAACCATGATGTGTATGTTGGACCAGTGGGTATTTGGGTACCATTCCATCCCGAAGCATATAAAACGGGACGTGTAGAGTACATGGAAGAAACACTAAACGAATTGATGAGTGAGAAGAAGAAGAGTGAAGAAAAGGCCAAGGACGAGTTTGATGCTCGTGTAAAGGAGGCAAAATTAAAGGCTATGGAAGACAATAAGAAGAAGGCAGAAATGTCTGGCAATAAACTTACACAAACCATTAATAAGGATGGAACGTTGATTTCTGTCGCGAATATGAATACACAAGAAAGCGCCATTGGAAATAGTGCCTCTTTGGAAGATATTCGAAACGAGTTGTTTATGGGTGAAAATATTGTTACTAGTTCTAATTCCGATCACGGTTTATCAAATCTAACTTATTGAATGAATGGTGTAGGATGTTGACATAATATTGTCTGAGATAGTACACTATCTTGGTAATCAAATGTAATTATGAGATTTTATCTGATAATTACATATAATGAATAATAACTACGAATAAAATACTCATTCGTATAAAGTCTATACCATCGTCTGTGTAATTGTTAGAAGATATTACTCATTTACAAACGATACTCCTGTTTTGTTTCTAGCAACATCAACCGCATGATATAAGGTATGTGTGCTAATAATCGGCGTTTGAAATGTTAATAGATGTAATAGACGTTTACCAGCATCGATATAATTGTCATGACTTCCAAATGTAACAAATTATATGCTCATAAATATCTATATAGATTTTTTCCTACATTCTTAGATTAGTGTGTACCGGACTTTAATGTTAGTATTGAACCTAATATTGTCGTATAATCACTTGATGATAAAGCGTTTGTATACGTACTATTATAATTTATTTCGTATATACTTGAGTCGCTATAATTATCTATAGTTAATAATATAAATCGTAATGTTGGTGCGATTGGGTTTGCGGACAAATATGTTTGATAATCAACTACGTTATTAAAGACATGTAACATATTCGCTGGAATAATCTGTGCCCAATTTATCGAGGGAACACGATTTGTATTCATATAGTTATAAGATATATCTACGTTACTGTCAGGTATATAGCCATTCATAGTATAACCTGCTACGACTGCCGAATAATAAGTATCTATAAATATATTTATTGTCATCGGAATATTCTCTCCTGCTTGTTGTTTCGATATCAAATAAAGTATCATATTAGATGAAAATATAGCTCCACCATCGCCTTCAAAGACCCATATTGGTTTTTGTTGAGCCAAATACATACCGTATCCATTTGCGACTCCAATACCAATGGATGCCCACATAACAGGGGAGTCCCATTTATTAAATGGGACGATATCAAAATACTTACCGATCGCATACCAATGATTTCCAACACCAGTAGTGACTGATACATTCTCAATGACATTCGAGCATAAATCATATACTTGAGACGCAGCATAGCAATAGGCTTCTAGTTTGCTTATTCTAGCTAATGGAACATATAACATGCTATTCGTGGTAATCAGTTGATTTCGCCATGTATCCGTTGTTTGTAATACTAGACCATCTAATATATTTTCTATATTAGAAACTACAAATGAATCCGTACTACTGCTATCAATTGTATCCGAAGTAATAGACAACGAAGCTATATATGCTGTATTATTAAAAAATCCACTTGAAAATTTATCTTTATAAAAGGTGGACGCATTTGTCATACCACCAGCTAAATTACCGATTACTAGTATATGTGTAGCGTGGTATTCCGCGTAATTTGCGGAATGATTACCTAATGTACCAATTCGCCCGCAATTAATACCTCCACTCATTGAACATCGCCCCTTCCATGTTGTTACATAGGGTAAATTATTTCTAGTTATAAAATCATTTACAATATTTTCGTTAATATAATTTCCTTTACCAACAACTACTAATAATTTACTATTACCAGGTATTTTACTTTTCAATGTATTTTGAATTTGAGTTATTTTAGAGGGCGTGTCTACGATCATACTTGTATATGGTAAGAAATAAGATGGAACGGCTAAATCTATCGATAATTCTATTGATAATATTACTCCCGTATTTAAATTTTTTGCGAGTTGATACGCAATGTTCAAATATTTGACTATTATGGTTGGATCATCCACACGAATTATATATTTAGTTGTGCCAGACAATCCGTTTAGTGAATCACTCGATTGAAAGTCATCTGCCATGGCATTTTTGTTATGTCCGGTGATTAACAATAATGGATTACATTCTTGGACAGCATTTTTTACGGCAGACAGTGCAGTAAATAACCCGGGTCCACCAGTAACGAATAGTACCCCCACATTGTTTGTGTATTGACCATAGGTTTGCGCAAGAAACCCATTTGTTAATTCATTACCTACATTATGCCAAGTGATTGTTTCCGGAATTTTGTATAGCATCTTAGTTATAAACCCACCCGGAAGACCAAATATAGATGTAATACCTTGATCCACTAAATATTTCCATATTAGTTCAGATACAGTATAGCTATCCGTATTTGTTATAGTTACTATTTTTGTAGGTACATAATCACTAGCAAATCGAAATATAATATCCATTCCATCACTGCTTTTGCTATACATACTATAATATACTATGTGATATTATTATCATATAGTAATGGATGTCGTTACCATTTACTCTTTTTTACATTTATTTTGGGTCCAGCCCCTTTCTTTTGAACATTGTTAGGATCATATATTTCTTCTTCATCGCCGCTATCTAAATCTTTTGACAACTCCCAAAACTCTTTAGATCCCAATCTAAAATTACTGTGATTTTGAGCTTTATACCAAAAAATCTGATCTTGTAATCTATTTGTCTTCGCATTGTTATTTATAACCAAACACTCAAAGTTTTCAGTACATTGATCCATGACCTGACAAAATGATTCAAATGTTGGAAACATGCCGGCGTAGTTTTCCCAAATACGTTTGCGATTTGCTATATATGGCTCCCTTAATATAAATACATAGTCTATATTTGTTCTTAAATTTGGAGGGATACCCAATGGATATTGCATTGTAATAATCAACATTATTTTCCAATGCCTACCATTCATAAATAGTAACCGCATCATCTTATCTTTTGTCCATTTATTGTCATATAAACAATCATCCAATATTACAAATGCTCTCGGATCTATATTCGTTCGTTTATATGTTTCCATTTCTTTTAATATTTGTTTCAGCACAGTTTTTTGCCGCTTTAATATATTTTCAACAATTGCTGTATTATATTCGTCGTGTATAAATAATTTTGGAACATGTTCTGAAAAAAAGCCATTACCTGCTTCCGTGCCTGAAATAACAGTTCCTATTGGAATATCTTGATGATGGAACAATAAATCCCTGACTAAAAAACTCTTACCCGTGTCTCTTCTTCCAATTAATACTACTACGGGACCCTTATTTTCATCAGGTCGAAAGCTAATGTGTTTCATATCGAATTTTTTTAAATCTAATGTCATCTATAATATGTAAACATATAAAAAATGTCAATGTATTACGAGAATAAGTTAAAAAGACATATTATTTTTACTATACGGATAATAAAGAATGAACTTTTCATTGTATTATCGCAAAATTAAAAATGAGGAACTATTTAAGAGTTTAGAAAAATCTAGTTTTCAGCTTACAAATTTACAAAATTATGTTCCATTATATGAAAATTTTTTTTCTTTAAATGCCACCAACTATAATAGCATAAACTTGAATCAAAAATATTATTTTACAAGTATTAAAGAAGAAGTCGATCGAAACTCAGTGATTGCTGTACTATCAGATAATTCAGATAATACAATCGAGAAACCTCTATTTTGTAAATTTTCACCATTATTAGATCCACTAAAAGTATTAGCTGGTAAATATGATGTACCTAAAAGCGAATTAATACAATTACCTAAATTTAATGACAATACATGTTTTCCTAAAATATTGGATAAAAATAACAGTGCTTATATTGATTCATTTTTTACATATCTATCCAGTCAATTATTACACAATTACAACTACATACATGCCATAGATTATTATGGGTCTTACTTGGCAACTCAACGTAAATTTAGTTATAATATCGCAGACGATATCGATTATTTAAACGAAACTGATTATTTTCATGAAAATAAAGATGTTGTATACACAATTGATAATTCTGAACATTCAAACATATTTAATATGGATTCTAGATGTAATAAACAAAAAATTCTGATCGCTGAAAAAATAGACCTATTAAATATAGATCGTATTGAAGACGCATTGTCAATTGAAATACCAGTTAAGAATGATCTAGAATATGCGGATACACCCATAGATATTAGCAATGTATGTATATATAGTCATAGTATAAAGTCTACTCAATTTAGTGATTCAATATCGTCATGTAGTTCAAAATCGTCAAATACGACGGACGGTGATGAGCAGGTGGCTACCAATGATGAATCTAATAATGATGAATCTAATAATGATGAAACTGATAACGATAATCATGAATTAGATGACAATCCGGTAGATAGTCCAACAGATGATGACAGCAACGACAATAGTTCGTTTGATGACGACACTGAAGATAACATTATCTGCTCCATATTTGATTTTCCAGTTCAGGTGATTACAATGGAAAAATGCGAGAATACTCTTGATTATTTGTTAGAAAACGAATTGTTGGATACATCTGGCTGGGTTTCATGTTTATTTCAAATAATTATGACATTATCTGTTTACCAAAAAGCGTTTTCTTTTACACATAACGATCTTCATACAAATAATATTATGTACAATACCACAAAAAAACAATTCATACATTATTGTTTTAATGGTGTCTATTATAAAGTACCTACTTATGGAAAAATATATAAAATCATTGATTTCGGTCGCGCCATATACAAATTCAATGGGAAATTATTATGTAGCGATAGCTTTCATCCATCTGGGGATGCTGGATCACAGTATAACTGCGAACCATATTTCAATGAAAACAAGCCTAGATTGGAACCAAATTTTAGTTTTGATTTATCACGACTAGCATGTTGTTTATTTGACTATTTTGTGGTAGATATCAATGACACGAATGAAATTATTAAACAAAATAAGTTAGCTAATCTAATTTACACATGGCTTGTGGACGACAAAGGCAGAAACATATTGTATAAAACATCCGGAGAGGAGAGATATCCAGAATTTAAATTATATAAAATGATTGCTCGTACGATTCATGGCGCAGTTCCGTCCAAACAACTGAATAATGTAGTCTTCAAAGATTACATTGTCGACAAAAAGAAAATTAATAAAAATCACACAATTATCAACTGTGATAATATACCTAATTTTTGTTAGTAACTACTATATGATTTTACACCTTTTAACATTTCAAACGCCGATTTTTATATAGTGAAATTTATATAAAAATAATTTATTATATTATCTTAATGAATAACGAAGAACTTATTAAGGAAAATATCTTATTAAAGGAAGAAAATGAAAAATTAAAAAAACAATTAGAAAATTATAATAATTCACGAAAATCTTACTATGAAAAAAATAAAGATTATGTTATGGAAAAAGCAAAAGAAGGATTAAAAAAATTAGCAGAAGAAAACCCTGATAAACTTAAAGAGTATAGAAAAAATGCTTATTTGAAACAAAAAGAAAAAAAGAAACAAAAAGAATTGGAAAATAAAAATATTTAGGAAAATTAAATAATTAGAAATAACTATTTAAAATATTTTCTTTTGTATATTTATAGATGGAACTTCCAAAAGTTAAAAAGAAAAGGAGTGATGTTTCCAAAAGAATTGAAGCAAATAAGGATATTGACTTTGTTTGTATCAAGATGTCTTGGAATAGTTTATGTAAAAATAATTATTTGAAACAAGGAATACAAGAAATAGTTTATAATATCAATAAAATAAGTTTCTTATCATATAAGTTATTGAATTTTCATTTTACAAGATTATTAGAAGAAAGAAAAGAATTACCTGAACTCACTGGAAATCTTTTTTATAATGCTTGTTGTTATGTTTCTGTAATGAAAAATAGAAAATCTACAATTGATAAAGAAGATGAAATGTATAAATCATTTTCACAATTTTCTCATTTACTCAAAGAATTACCTTTTAGAGATAAAATGGGAGCATTGATAAATAATTTGAATAAACAACAATTTACTATGACGAAGAACCATTTGAAACTTAATTTTTATAAGCGTTTTTC